GGATAATTTCCACAGCCTGGGTCATCAGGTCGATGAGGTCGGGGCCGGAAGAGGCGTTTTTAACCAGGTCTTCCTGGTCAATGTTGATACGGCACACATACCGCCAGTCCCGCACAGTCAAGCCGCAGTCCCAACGGTAATGGCTGCGGTAGGCTTCCATGCGCCCCCCGCTGCCGTCAACGTCCTCGATGGTAACCTGCCCCTTGTCCTCATGTTGCAGACCTGCCTTGGAGCCTTTGGGATAAATGCCGTGTATGGTGTTCGGGCCCCAAACGACAAGCCAGATAGAAGTGTTATCGGAGCCGTCAGGGGTGGCGGCAGAGGTCAGGATGTTGTCGCCGTTTTGTGCGCTCTGATCGTTGAACCGCGGGGAGAAGCCCGTAAAGGCTTCGGGTTCGGTGGACTCATTGCCGTAAAAGAGGGTGGAAGAAAACTCGTTATTCATCCCCTCGATGTGGGCGCGGTCCTCAGACAGCCGGAATGATGCGGTGTTCCCGTTCAGATCGGCAAGAGCCTTGTCAACTTCGGCATAAGCTTCGAGCATACCGCAGGTGTCGGTAATCTGCGCGGTGGTCGATTTTGTCGGCTGCACGCCACCGTACAGCTTACGCCAGGTCGGAGTCGGAAGACCGGTGCGGATGGTGGTCCGATGGCCGGTTGGGAGGTTGCCTTCAAGCCAGACCATATCCTGCAAAATTTCGTTGGTCTGGTTCAACATTTCGGCAATAGTGTCAATTTTGCCGTTGGGGTCCAGCCGCTTGGTTATGTCAAGCAGCGTCGGGTGAGTAGTTGCAAGTGTGCTCATGTTTTACCTTTCTCTCTGCCATCACGACAGTGAATATATGTGCGGCCCTGTCTCTCGACGGTCCATGTTCGTTATCAGTTCATGTCCGGATACAAAATGTGTTCTGGGGTCTTCTCGCCCCCGCCGACGCCTCCCTGCGGACTGTCCTCAGAGAGCTTCTCGCCGATTTTTGACAATAGCTTGACCAAAACGGGAGAATTCCCCATGCCAGACTCATCAAGCCACTTACCAACTTCCTCATCCGCAAAAGTTTTCAACGTCTGGTTGGCAAGCCGCAGGGCCTCATCGTACTTCTCTTTGCCCATCTCCGACGCCATCTGCTTGAGCCCTTCTTGCATCTGTGCATCGGCTTGTTCCCGCAATTTCTCCGGCAGGTTGCCCATCCGCTCCACGTCGAACTTAACGAGCGCATTCACCTGTTCTTGGGTCAATCCGGCCTCTTTCGCAACTGGCGCGAAGGCTTCAAAAGTGGTGCTATCAATTTCCACACCTTCGGGGGCCGTGTATTCCTCCGGGGCTTGCGGGCCTTTCAAGGCGTCCTGCAATGCCTCAAACGAGTCGTAGCCCTTCATCGACTCGCGGTATTCTTCCGGCAATGCGTCTGCCCAATGACTTTGGTTTTCGCCTCCCTGCTCTTGGCTAACCTCTGTCGCTTCCGTTCCCTGGTCGGTTCCGGTGTCAAGTGCTGATTCTTCGCTCATTAGTCCTCCATGGATATCTGTGTCAATTCAAGGCCGCGTTGCTCCAACTCAAGCAAGCCTTGATAGCTTCGTTTGTCCAGTGCGTTGAGGATCTTCAACCCGATAGCGCGCATCCCCTCATTGTAAAACGTCTGGCTGTTGCCGGTCATGCTCGGCTCAAATACGCCGCACTCACGAAGCAGGTCTTCAAGTACTCTTTGCCCGTGCGGTGTGGCAAGAAATGTGCGTCGGTAATCCTCACGCATCCTGCGGATGGCGTCCTTATCCATCAGTAAAGTGCCACAATATCAGTCGCGGTTGTGCCTGTTGACCACACTCGCGTTACTTCCATGCTGATATACCCATCGGTTGCAGGCCAAACAAAGGTGTCGCCCAAGATCGTGGTAATCTTTACCGTCCCGTAACCTCCTACCCATAGCGATCTTGCAGGCCTAGGAAGGTCGGTGTCGTCGGCAGGTGTTACGAGGAAGCCGCCTGCCCCTGCGGATATCGAGCCATTCGGTTGCATGTCTTCTCCTTATACTGCTGGCAATTTGTCCAACAGACCGTTTAATGCCGTGTCTTCTCCGGTAGGGGTTTGCCCTAAATCCTTCGCCGCTTTTGCCGCCTGTGACGCCTGCTCCATCATCATTTGTTGAGCCTGCGCTTGCTTGCGTTGCTGCCGCATCTCTGCCGCTTCGTCGTCGCTCCGTAGCATCTTCGGGTCAGCCCCAGCAAGGTCGGCGTATTCTTCCAGCATGGCATCAAAATTAACGCGGTCGAGAACTTCCGGATTGAAATTCGCAAGGTTCCCGGCAAACATGGCCGTCCTCTCTATCGCTTGCGTTCCGACTGCTTTCTGCGCCTGGGCGAGCAAAGACGTGTATTCAACCTTGATTTCCTGCCCCTGTATCTCCCTCGGAGGCTCCGGCAGGCGGCCGTTACGCATTAAAATATCGAACACGCGGTCTACCAGAGGTGAAAGGAACTCGCTGTTCTGCCGCTCTAGGACAGGCCCGAGAATGGCGAGCTTTTCTTCATGCCTTCGCGCCACCTCCGTGGCTGTCATGTTTTTGTCTTCGAGGATCATCAGGAACAGATCGTTGAAAAATCCCTGCCTTATCCTGTTTTCTACCTCGCGTATTTCGGAAGCGACCGCGCCAATGTCCGGCGTAATCTGCACGGTCGACCGTATAATTTCGTTTTCCTTGGCGTTGACATAGTTCTGCGCATTTGGGAGCAGCGACAGCCTGCCTTTAAAGCTCGATGGTATGTTCATCGGTGGGTTGACAACCTTGTCAATCGACGCGAGCTTGTCACGCTCCAACTTCTGCAGCATCTTTATATCGCCCAACATCTCCATGCCGGGGCAATTAGAGCCGTAAGCGTCTTCTCCCACCACCTCCCAACGCGGGAACATGGCAGGCTGGGTATTGAACCCGCTCTCTTTTAGAAACGAGTCCTCCGGAGCCCCGTCCTCCCAATAGACCGAGGCCCAAGGCATGTTGTCAGACCCGGCTTTGTTGGGGTCGTAGTCCTTGCGCGGAAAGACGGCGTTAATTACTCGCACCTGCGCGTCTGGATTCTTTTCTGCAAGGTTGCGCGTATGCGGAGAGCAGTTGTTAAGCCCGAACTGTTCCGCTACCGTCCTTGCGGTCATCCAGTACCACCTGAAGCCCGTGTCAACACTCCCTGCATGGTCTGTGGCCAGCGTGTAGCTGCCGACCGTCCAAGGTACACAGCGGATCATCTTCTTAGGATCTTCGTAGACGGCAAAAGGTCCGGTGCCGAACACTACCTGCTCTAAAAACGGCGTATGCACGGCACTGTAGAAGTTTGACCGCGTAAACACCCCGTACATCACCTGCTGAACATCGTGGAGCCACAACTTGGCGGGCTCCCAATCGTTCATATCCTCGTCCCACAGGCTCAGCTTCAGCCACGGGAGTGAGTGCGGTACCAATCCACCTTTGAGACCTGAAACGGCAATCGATACGGCGCGTGAGGCGGTACCGTTAATGATTTTGCTGTGCTTGTACTTGTCGCCCTTGCCTGCCTGCGTGTGCTTATCGACAAACCGCCCATGGCGCGGCAGGATGAAGTCTGCAAGGTCTTTCCAGTGCGAATGCCAATCGGCGTCATCGCTGTCGCGTTTGAGCTTGTACCGCCGCTTAAGCCGGCGTAGTTTCTCGCTTGTAATCATCCGGCCTCCAACGCCTTCGAATTGCGCTTGCGTCGCGTGTATTCCATTTCCGTGGCCATTCTGCTGCGTGCGTTGCCTGTCGCCTGTTTGTAAACCCCATCGGCCGTCTCGCGGTCTCCGGTTGCAGGCACATGGGTTTTCAGACCGTCAAGCGCCGCCTTTTTTTGCTGCCCCTTGCTCTTCTTGCCGTAAAGCTGCGTGCTGCCCATACCGAGAGCGGCGGTCTTCGCTTCATACGCCTGAGACAACGCCAGTGCTTTGCGCTTCGCTTTCTTCTCTTCCAATTCAGGATCGGATTGTTCCGGTGTGTCTGGCGATCCGCCCATGGTTCCTCCTATAGGTTTTCGAACGGGTCGTATGCTTCCTGCCCCCTGTTTAACTCATCGTAAAAACCGCCCCTTACGTCAGGGTCCGGGAATTCCGCGCCTAGATCCGGGTCAACTATGCGTGCGATGTTGTCGAGCATGTCATCATGGATGCAGACCGGGAAACATATGTATTCCTCGTCGACGAAGAGCTTTACATAGTCAGCCATCTTCCCATCGTGCAACATAAACGGCAGGTGGTGCGGCATCCAAAACCGCCCGGTCTCAAATATGGGAATCAGTTTGCGGATACGGTCAAACTTCGACATCGGCCCACCAAGCGGCGTGATGTCAAAATGGTATGTCTCCTGATGCTGCTTATCCTCAATATGCTCGATGTCCGAGTCCTTGCCGTATTTCTCGTAGCCAACAGCCAGCGGGCGATACTTTTTGTGAAACTCGAACAGCTTCTTAGTTCGCTCCGTCAAATTAAGGCGGTCGCGTATGCCGTCAATGAGATAATAATTCCTGTCCGGGCCAAGCCCAATCACCACCATTGAGGTGTAGTCGGAGCCTTTCTTTTTTTCTCCTGCTGGGTCTACCAAAATGTAGCGGTTAAATAGGTCGCTATCGATTGACGGATAGAACCGCAACCACTCTAGCTGGAACCCTTGTGCTTCGTCGGCTGTTGGATTTTGCAGCATCTGACACCCGAAAACATACGGCCCCATGTCCCGCCTCTTGTCACTCAAGGCATCTGCAGACAAAAAAACCGGCTTGCCGTCTGGCTTGCCGGTATCTGTTGCCGGATAGATGCGTGGTGTTACCGCCTCGCGCTCCATCATTGTTCTGTATGTGTCGTTAAAGTGGTACCGCGTACCTATATGCCGCCGCCTGCCTCCGTGCGCCCCAAGGTTTAGCGACACCGCCCACCGCTCTGTGACCTTAGCGATCATTTCGGGAGTTGTTACAGACTCCAGGGTGACAACATCGTCATAGACTAGTAAATTAAAATGCTTCGACGTCGGCTGCCCGTCCACAAGCCCCCACGCCTCTACTGTGGCCTCTTTTGGATTGCCTTTACGTTTGACGATAATGCCGCTATCTAGAGACCATTTTGGGGCCTCGCGACGTGGGTTGTCCCACAACACATCAGGGTAGACCTCCTTGAGCAGGGTGTTATGCTCAAACTCCTGCATGATCTGCGCTAAAAACGCTTTAGCGATAGGACGTGTGCAGGAAAATATCCCGGCGGTAACCTCCTGGCTCCAGTGAAACGAGTCCGCGCTGTGTGAGTCGAGAACGTCTTGTATCGTCCGCCCGAACGTTATCAGCGTCGATTTATAATGCTCTCGCGCCCACAGATCTAAATAGCCGTCCGGTCTCTGCTGCACCTCACTGCACCGGTCAAACAACCAGTCACGATCGATGTCCCGACGATGAAGCAACCTTGTCAGCAGGAAAAACAAATCACGCCGCCCGAGCTCATTCATCGTCTTGACGATGCAGCCGTCCTTTTCCGCATCATGAAGGATGTCGGCATAAAATTCATTCGCTTGTTTTCTGCTCGTAAATTTCATGCATTTTCTCCGCCACAGCGGGGGATACCGAGTGATTAACATCTACAGCCCCGGCCACCTCGTGTTTCTCGGTATACAGCCCCGATGCTTTACCTCTGTTGACCTCTGCCGCGATGGCCGCTTGCCATTTCTGATCAGATTCGGCCAGGTCACGCAGGCGCTTTAAATCGTTTAGATGCTGCTCAAGGGTGACTTGCGCCTTCTCGGCAGCGGGGGCCTGCAGCTCTTTGACCCTTGAGGCAATCTTGGGGTTATCCATTAACTCCTTGGCCGTGCGATTGATACTCGCCGCTGACATTTTCCCAGCACTGTACGCCTGCCGGTAGGCCTCACTGGCGTTACCTGTCTCTATATAGACAAGACAAAATTTTTCCTGTTTCGGCGTCAGTGCCATAACTCAATTCTTTCTTGCCTTCCGCGCCATCTTGTTCCCGCACTCGCCGCCGCGACACATGCACCGCCGCCCCTTATCCATAAACCGTCCCGCTGTGCAGTAGGCGCGGCAGTATGCGGGGTCAACGTCGGATTGCTTCAAATTCTTCATGATGTGGATAGTGTCCCCGTAATTTTTTTACATAATGTGTATTTTTCTTGTTGACACATGCCGCACCGCTTGGTATTGTTTAACCACAACGACGGAACAACTAACCAAGGGGGGGGCAACATGACCGCAACTTTCGAAGCAAACGGGAAAGCATGGAAGACTGACGAAGACACCCTCAACATTATGCGCGAATATAGAAACAGTGGTAACAGCTATATGGTAGCCGCTGTCTTCGAAATAGGCGTTGCTTGCGGCAGGATCGTCCAGGTGGCACAATGACCCCAACAGCCCTCAAAGACTCCCTCAAGGCTCTCGGCTGGTCGCAATCGCGGCTGGCCGTGGCCCTAGGGGTAACGAAAACCACAGTTAGCAGGTGGGCGACAGGCCAAATACCCATTCCTCAGTATGCCGTTGCTTACCTTGCCCTAGCCATGAAAGTTAAAGAATTTTCCGGCGATTGCTTGCAGCCCCATTAATTCGGGGCTTTTTTATTTTTATTTTTCTGCAATTTTTTATCTTTTCCTGTTGACACCCCGAACCCTGTGCGGTATAGTATAAACACAGTGAGGGCAAACTAACTAACAGGAGGACAACATGACTATCAGGGAAATCATCACTAACAAAATCGCCGCTTCGAAACTCACGGACAGCGAGATCGCAGAAATGGCCTATGGTATCAACTATTTCTACCCGTTGGACTGCGGCATGAGCCGCGAGGACGCAATATGGTGGCGAGACAACCAGCAGGAATTTGTTGATCGTCTGGACGCCATCAAAAACCAAACCGCCAGCCGAGGCGAAATGGTTACGTGTTCCTGCGGTCACACCATCCCTAAAAATTTGGTTATGTCCACCAGCCTCGGGACCTCGTGCCAGGACTGCTACGACAAAATGAGCGTATAATTACACACCAACAGAGGAGGAAAGCATGAATATCGAGTTTGTCGAAAAAGAACAAATCTGGCAAGAAGAGCAAACCCGGTACTGGTTTTTAGTAGACGGCGAAGAATTTTGCCTTGCCGACACCAACGGCGAAACTCAATTGCTCGGCAGCGACGGGTGCCCCATTGAGGACTGCAATGACCACAACAGGGTCAGGGCCGCCCTGCTCCCAGAATACGAAAAAAGGATCGTGGATTGATGACCCGCAAAGAACTCAAACAGGCCCAACTCCGGTTGGGTCTCACAAACCAGGCATTAGCCGACACTCTCAAGGCCAGCCTCCGTGCCGTCGAAATGTGGCGACAGGGAGCAAGGCCGATACCTGGGCCGGTAGAAGTCGCCATTAATCTTATGCTCAAATGCCTTCGAAGCTGATTGGCCTACCCATTGCCCCGCTAGTCGGGGCTTTTCCATATCGTGGCATCTCCAACCCGCGCCCATAGGTGACGGCTATTTGAGTTTCAATCCGTGCACCCCAGGTATCGCGCCAAACCCGCCATATCGGCCAAGGTGACGGCTATTTTTAAAATGGTTTTCCACCACTATGCCTCTCAATTTCAAAATCGATATACCGGCGCGCCTTTTTCAGATCCTCGATAGCGGCACCTTTTTTCCCAGCCCTTAGCACATACTTGACCACGTTGCCGAGGCAAAAATTTAACTCCCGCGTGATTTGAATAGCCTCGACCGGCTCCCCGCATTTGCACCTGACTCCGGTATCCGTGTAGTGTGCTGGGTGGTTAACCATGTCGGCCAACTCGCCTTGCTTGTCGTGCGCCACTGTTGGCTGTCTTGATACGCAACCCTCATTACTGCACTGCAAAAAATTCCCGCTCCTCTCCAGTTCACTGCCGCAATAGCCACAACAAACAGCACCCATCACTCCACCTCCCCGTAAATATCCCCGCCTCTGCACTCGCTCTGCGGCAACTCGCCACTCGCGATGAGGCACGCCTGCGGACATTTATGCCGGTCTTGGCATCCCCGGCAGCATGCGCCGTCTTTTCCCCTTATTTCGCAGCGGCAGCGTGTTTTCATTTAATCCTCAAAATGTGACAGGCCTTGTTCGTGCATCTTCTGCGCTCTCCCTCCACCGTGGCGTTGTCCGTCCCGCGCTCGCATACCCATTGCGTAATAGCCGGATAGCCGATCGGGATTTCACCGCCGCACTGTGCTGCCAGGTCGATGTAGTATTGCCGCCATTGTTCCGGTGTGGGCCATACGTCCATGCGCTGCTCCATAAAAAGTGCCGCTGCTACTTTGGAGAGTAACAGCGGCTACAGGAGGAGGAGGGCCAGTGCTTACGCGCCACTGGCAGACGCCGCACGGCTAACACGGGTTGTCGCCGTTATATGCCCGTAGGCAGGATGTAACTGTCCAGAAAAGCAAAAGCCGCGCTTTCGCACGGCCCCGCCTGTCAAATCGACCAGCTAGTGGTCAACGCTACCACCCTATGCGGTAGCTAAAAATTGTCTTCCCGGCTCAGTGTGTCGGCCATGTCGTGATACGGCTCTAAATCGTCGCTGTGGTCTGCGTAGTCCTCAAAATCACCTTGGATATGCCGCCAGTTTGCCATGTCGCCGCAACACCTGCGGTATAGCTTGCGTTTTAAGACTCGTAACCTGTCGCGCTCTTTGGGGTCAGTCGTCCAGGCAATACGCTGTATCTCGGCTTTGAGTTCCGCAACGTCCATGCCTCCCCCATAAAAAAAGGGCTGCGAATCTCTCCACAGCCCTGCGCTTACCTAATTCTCTCAAGATACTTTATAAGCTAACATCGCTAAAAAAAATTGTCAAGGGATTTTTGCATAACCTTTTAGTATATCGAATTTGCCGGTTTAGACAAAATTTTTTATTCGCCTTTATCGCCCTGCTCAGTCGTACCGTAGACAAGATCGGCAATATGCAAGCCAGAGTTTTCAAGCCTCCTCCTCGCAACCTCTTTCCAAAACGTCCTGTGCGGTTTTCTCAACTCCTTCGGTACCGGGTTGTAATCCTGGGTGCCGAAGTAAATTGACTTGATCGCCAGCGAATCGCCGCAGGATAAGAAGTCAATCGCCCATTCCAAAAACGTCCTACCTCCACCCCTGCCGCCTGTCTGCACCCTTTCTTCTGGCTGTATTGCGTCCGGCAATATTTCCGATTCATGCCGGAGAATCCATGCTGCCCTGAATACCCTGCGTTTCTGCGGCCATGTTAGCATCTGCGCTCCTTTCGCTATTGGTCGTTAAACTGCAACAATTTTGAATGGCAAACTGGCGAACCCGAACCAAATCATCCAGACGCCGATTAATGCCGCACCGCCACACACGACACTCTCGAGGCCAAACTTCCCTGTGAACCCAAGAGCCAGCCACATAGCCCCGAAACTACCAACGAGAAGCCACAGGCCGATTAAAATTGACACGCAACAACCGAAAATAGCCATCATCCCTCCTGCTGTTTGAGATAATCCACCAACCGCTCTCCCCTGCCCCATATCTGCTTGAGCGCCGCCAAGTCCTCAGCCATCCACGACGGCTCACCTTTTACCTGCCCGTTGTGCGCCAACCATACCGACTGTGTGATGCGCTGGCCGTTGCATTGCGGACAGTGGCAGGTAATGTTTTTTGTTCAGTTGTCATCTCGCCTCCCTGAATGTCGTATGTTCCCCGATATATTCACAATTCACAGTCCCAACCGGGCCACCTCTGTGCTTGCCGATAATAATCTGCGCCTTGCGTCTGTGGTTTTTCTCGCACTCTGCAACGCCCTTGCAATCACAATAAATGGCCTCCCGATAGCAAAACATAATCACGTCGGCGTCCTGCTCTAATGCCCCCGACTCTCTCAGATCAGCCATTTTCGGGCGTTTGTCGTCGCGGTTTTCCAAACCCCTGTTAAGCTGGCAAAGGGCGATGACAGGCGCTTCGATTTCCTTGCTCAACAGCTTTAATTGACGGCTTGCGTCCGTAACAATGTCATACCGCGTCCCGGTCCCGTCGATCAGTTGCAGGTAGTCTACGATAACGGCCCCTATCCCATGCTTGCGTTTTATCTGCTTGGCGCGTGAGCGGATTTCTGAGGCCGTCAATACCGGCGTATCGTCTATCCACAGTTGACTTTTGTGCAATCTGTCTGCCGCATCGTTGAGCTTTGAAAAGTCGGCACCTTCAAGCATCCCAAACCGCATTTTCCCGTTGTCAATTTTACCCTCGGAGGATAAGGCGCGTTCGCCTAATTCCGCTTCGTCCATTTCCATGCTAAACAGGAGTGTAGGCTTTCCGCTTTTTCCTACATGCCGCGCTATGTCCATCGCCAGCGCCGTTTTCCCCATCCCTGGACGCCCGGCAACAATGTAAAACTTGCTAGGCTGGATTCCACCAAGCATTCGGTCAAGCGGTGTTAAGCCCGTCGGCGCTCCTGGTATTTGCCCCTTATGTTCCCTTCGCGCCTCAAGCACATTCAGAGCTTTTAAAAGGGCCTCGCTTATTTTTTTCGGGCCCCCTTCGGATTTTCCGCGAATGCCGTCTATCGTCGCTTCGATCTTTTCCAGAATTTCGGCAACTGGCATCTTATCCGCGTTTTGCTGTATAGCTTCGGCAATACCGCGAATCTTTCGACGCTGGCTTTTCTCCCGAACCTGCTTGACGTAATAGCCGACATTGACGGCGGTCGGGGAAAACTCCATAAGCTCGTTTAGATACGTGACACCGCCGACCTCTTGTAGTTTTTTTATACGCACAAGTTCGTTTGTAAGGGCGACAAGCTCCGGCTTAATCCCTTGGCAATGGAGGTCAAGCATAACGCGGTAAATCTCGCGGTGTGCTCCGGTAAAATCGTCGGCGGCTAGATTGATACGGTCAAGAGCTTCGTCGGGATCAAGGCAGATCGCGCCGAGTATGGCTTTTTCGTTATCCAGCATTGGCCGCGCCCTCCCTCGCAAGCCGTTCAAGCTCTAAGACGTGTGGCGGTTTCCATCCGTCTAGTTGGCTTTTAGGTGTCTCATACAGCCCGCCTTCCGGTTGTTTTTTCTTACCCTTGCCTTCGAGAACGGCCAACACATATTTCAGGTTGGCCCCCGCATTCCCTGCTTCGGAGAATGCGTATTCGATTCTGTCTTGCGGATACTTGTTCTTAATCTCCACAAGCGTTTTTGCTTCGTAGGAGTTTGGCTGCTTTCCCTTGAGCGCAAAAAAGAGGGCGTTGACGTTTGTATTCTGCCCGGTATGCGGTATGATTTTCTGTTGTGGTTGATTTGTTTCCTCTACTTTCCTTTCCTTTCCTTTCCTTTGTGGTTCCGCCGCCCCCTTTTTTGCTGTTTCGGATTCCGTTGACACACTTTCGGATTCCTTAAGGCCACTTCCGGATTCCTTAAGTTTTTCTATTGTTATTGTCGCTCTTGATGACGCGGGTAATTTTGGGTTTATCAATAAATATTCTTCTTGGAAAACAATCTCGCTGCGCTTCAAGCACGCTTCAAGATACCGTTTTTGAATCCCGTGCGATGTCAACACGGCATGGGCGTCAAATATGTCTTTATCAAAAATTCCCTTATTCATAGAAAAGGAAACCATTTCCTCTGTTTCGGATTCCGAAAGCCCATTTTCGGAAGAAAAAAGCAATTGCTCATCTTCTCCCCATTTTGCGAAATACCCTTCTGCATAAATCGCCTGCCATATTGACAATAAAAACCCTATACCTTTTAGCCCATATTTTGCTTTAAGGATTTTTACAGATTGATCCCACGAGACATCTACCGGAAAGTAATCCAACCCTATTTTTCTTCGTGCCAAATTTCCCTCCAGAACGTAAAAAGCCCACCGCAATGGCCATTGTCACGACTGTCGAGGAAGTGGCAACGGTTTAAACCATCACGGCGGGCTACTATGATGCTCGGAAAACAAACCCCCGGCACTCTTAACCTGCTATGTAGGTGACAATTAAAAACCGCTGCTACACTTCCTCGACGCTTCCAATTTACTCCTTTTACCCCGCTTTGTCAAGATGCTGCTTACGCTTGCCGTCTCCAGCCCACACCTGGAATTCTTTGCACTCGCGGCATGTAGACATGCAGAACGCAAACAGTTTAGCGTGGCATCTATGACACGGCGGAAGGTCGTCGTGCCACTTGTAAACCCTCGCCATATTGCGGTGGATAATCCTGTCTTCCTCGGCCCATAACCCTTTGATGATCGCCGCCTTTTGTTCGGAGCAGGAAAACCCTTCGTGGCGCATAAGGTCGGCCATCTCTCCGGGGCCTGCGGGGTCTATCGCGCCGCTTAACACTCGTTTTATCATGCGGTAGTGGTGCTTGCGCTGGTTGTCCGATGCCATGTGCCCCTCCTTATGCAATAAATGACATTTGCTCTGCGGTGTCGGCGTCGGCTTCTTTGAGATTCTTGACTGCCTGCCGCCAGTAACTTTCTTTAAGCTCGGCTCCGACAAACCTCGTTTCAGGGCCCAACTCACAATGTCCTGCTGGAAGTCGAAAAGCATATCATTTAGCGGTGGCAGGCTAGATAGACCTGTTGGCCGATCAACAACGGACTTTTTGTGTAGGAAATTTTGATAGTTCACTTCTCCACCTCCTATCTCAAAACGGGATAGAGTCGGAATCATCAAACGGCGGCTCCTGATACCCACCGCCTGTTCCGCTTCCGTATTCGCTGCGTGAGGCACTTTCTTGCCGCTGCCCTTGCCATTGGTTGCGCTGGCCGTTGTCGTCGCTTGCGCGGCCTAGCATCTGCATTTGGTCGGCTACTATCTCGGTGGTGTAGCGCTTGTTACCGTCACGGTCTTCATAGCTGCGAGTTTGGATTTTGCCCTCGATATACACTTGGCGGCCCTTGCTCAGATACTTGCCGCAGATTTCTGCGAGTTGCCGCCACGCGACGATGTTGTGCCACTCGGTTTTCTCCTGGCTGTTGCCGTCACGGTCTTTGTAGCGCTCCGTGGTAGCAAGCGAGAAATTGCAAACCGCTGTCCCTGATGCGGTGTAGCGAAGTTCGGGGTCTTTGCCTAAATTGCCAACGAGGATACATTTGTTTACCGCCATGTTATGTCTCCAAAGTTAAAGTAAATTGTTAACTGTTATACCGCCTCAACGCGCATCTTGTCCGCGTGATAAACTGCAATCGCGTAGGCGCTGCGCTTATCGCTGTTTCCCTTGAGCAGATGCAGCGGCCCACCTTTTTTATCGTTGCCGAAGCGGGTCAATAATGCTTGCCGTATCAGCGAATCCTTGACCTTCATGCCACCGATTAATGCCCTTGCGTATTCAGGGCGCGGGTAGATGTAGCAGTTAACCTCTTCAATCGCCGCTATCCTGCGGCACTCTCCAACGATGTAGCAGGTTTCAAAGACCGTCTTGCCAACCGCCATCCCGTAGCTCTGTATCCCTTCAATAACCACTGTGCCAATGCCGCTTTTGATAAGCGCCGGAAGGGTAAAGTCAAGGAAGCGGTTGTTGTCCTGTTTGTCCGCTTCGACCACCGCGTAGTCTTCAGACATGACTGCATACGCTGTTTCTTCGCTGCCTGGGTCAATGCCGATTATCATGCCACCCCCGCGAATACCTGTTGTGCATTCTCGACCAGGTTGCCGGCCCGCGTAATGACGCCGCGCAACCGCTGTATCTCCGTGGCCTGCTCGCCAATGATTTCACGGCAGCGGATATTGTCCTGTTTCAGCGCGTCCGATTTCATGCGGCACCGCGCCAGCTCTGCGTCTTTGGCGTCAATAATCATGCGCTGCTCTGATACGGCTATCTCTAGTGCCGTGCATCTGTCACACATAGCGCCTCCTTTAATTAAGTTTCCACTTTTGGCCTTTAATATCTGGATAGGTGGAAAATTTTCCATCTATCAACACTGTTAAATTTCTTCAGGGTCTTTCATGGCCTTTTCTTCGATCCTCCTTTTTTCTCTTCTTTCTTTTTTATGAGTAAGGCGTTTTGTTGCCTTTCCCGGCATTTCTCCCCATCTGTGGAGGCGGCTTTTCCAATATTCTGTACCAGAATGCCCGTTCTGTTCAGCGTTTTTGCCGTGTGCCATTTCCGACCTCCGCAATTTAACCAGCAGTTCGAGGCGGACGCTCGTTCCTCGCGCCCCTCAACATAATCGTTAGGGCGCAGGCCGTAACTTGAACCTGCGCCCCACGTTCCTACATTTTGGTGTATCCACTTTCAAAAGCCTCTGCGGGGCTAAAACTTGTGTACCCATCTTCATACATTACAAAGTACCCGCCAACTTCCGGCTTAAAGCGGTCCTTCCATTCGTCCGTCATAAATTTACTCCCGCTGATCTCTCCAAAGATCATTGTGTGTGAACCTGTGCCGTCACTTTCATGGCTCTCAATTTCGGTGATCTTTGCGGCCCTTACCACCTTGTGACATTTGTACTTAGGTAATTCCACCTGTGTAGACATGTCGTACCTCGCTCAAAAATGCGCCCTAACCAGTAAATCAAGTCGGACGGGAACGGGCGTCTGTAATTCCCGTAAAACTCGGTGGTTCGCCAGCGTAGGCAATCCGCCGCTTATCAAGTCGTTATATCTCTTTGGCGCACACAACCTCTTCATCGCCTCTTCCGTACCATTGCTCACGCTTCTTCGTAGCAGCGTCAAACGCTTTGAGGCAGTCGGTTAAATATTCTGCCAGAATAAAATCGGGGGT